TTTTATTTTTTTTTTTTTTATTTTTATAGTCGGAAAAAAAGATGGCGATTCAAACCGATGGAAGGAAATAAAATCTATTTCTAGTTCCTGGTTGAGTAGGCCAAAGTCTTTCTTGTTGGACTTTGCTTCGTGGAGTGTGACTCCAGACGTTAGCTTGCATTATTGTGCAATTTGGTAGTGGTTGGTAAAGCATGTTGTCGAGATCTTCTTGTTCAAAGATTCGTGCTCTTAACATCCAGTTCAGACTTTTAGGATCTGGTTTGATCCCTTTTCCTTGTAGTTTCAGAATTATGTAGTTACATAGTTCATGAAAACGAGGAGAACATCCGCAAGCGGCGTAGGATAATCCTATCGCAGCAGCGAGCATCTGTTCTTGTGGTCCTGGTCTTTCTGGAAACATCAAGTGTCTGAGTAGATCTTCGTCAGATCTATATGGTATACCGTATGAGTTGAAATAGCTTAAGACTGACATGCCATTGAGGCGGTCAGAAATTTGTGATTTCTTTGCATTCAACTTAGCGTTGAAATAATACAGAGCAGAGTCTGCTAGTTGTAGCAGGAAGTTTGGTCCGTAGAGTCTGTAAGTAAACTCATAAAATGCAGTGAGTGAGTCATCACCTTGGACACGTATCCAAAAGGTTTCATCGTCGACTTTGATTCCTAATGATGATAGACAGGTTAGTATCATAATCATATTAGCGAATGAGTCCATGAGTTGGGTCTGTTGGTATCCAGAACCGAATCCATTGTGATTCCATTTGTAGATTTCTCCGTTTGGTAAGAGAATTGGTGTGTGTTTGATTGAGTGACATATCCATTTCCATAATCTTTCGATTTTGGCAGGGACAGGGTGTGCATTGGGGTAGAAAGAGGTTGGTTGGTACTCTTCGAAGTCGAAATAGGATCTCCAAATTTCATGTACTGCGTCGATGATTTCGAACAAAAGTCGCTTGTCGAATTGCGACCAGTCTAATGAAAGTAAAGTGTTGGGTGTTCCTTTTTCGTGAACTTCAGAAAATAGTTTTTTCCATCCTCCTTTGATCGTTTCACGTCCCCATAGTAATCTGCCTTTTGAATCTTGGTTCAAATAGGTTGCCTGTAAAGGCCAGATAAACATGTTTTCGGCCATTAGAAGAAGCTTAGTAGCTCCAAAAACGGCACGAATTTTGTCAGGTTCATCAGCG